ACATCAAAAATTTTTATTATATTTGCACTATGAAAATCAGTAGAAAAGACCTTGAATGGTTCATCAAGAATATCCGAACTCACAGTGAGGGTAAAGAACTCACCGATGAACAGTTGGTGGATGAACTTGCCATGTACATGGAGAGAAATCCAAGGTGTGTGGATATTCATGGTGTCAGTGACCCTGGTAGATTCTATTACTCGACTGTCGGATATGGAGTGTTCTCTTTGTTTGGTGAGAAATACCGAATGGGAAGAATTGAAATCTTTGATAGTCAAGACGAGTCAGGTTACGCTGTTGATGAGGGTATCTACACGATGCCATTCGTAGCCGCGAACCAGTTTGAGGACTTCATTGACTCACTTGAAACCGATTTACCAATCCATATCTCAATTGGTTCGCATGAGTGGTGTGAAAAAGAGTGTGCCAAAGCTCTCGGATTTGAAAACCCAAATGAGATGAGGGACCCTGAAAAAATCAAAGAGTTTCAGAAAAAGAAAAATGATGAATACGCGGTACAACGTGGATTCAAAGATTTTGATGACTTATGGGCAAATAGTAAATTCGGTGGTAAAGCACCAAGTAACTTAAAAAACGAAGAAAAATGATTGTAATTGGTCTAATAGTAATTGTGCAGTTGTTTGCAATTCTAAAACAAATTGAGAAGGGGAACAACTCACCAACCAAACACCCAAGAGGAAATGAATACAATAGAAGATATTGAAAAAGTAGTTAGTGGATTCTTGATGAAGAATCACAACGAACTTGGTTTGGGTGAATTTGATTTTGTCTACAACGAAGAAGTTATGGAACACGTTCACAGTATTTGTGTGAGCATTTTGTGTACCAAACATGGTATCGGTTACCCTGGCGGAGGGTTCGTTCAAGCAGTTGTCAACAACGACTTGATGGGAGCTTTCGGTAGGGCGGACAGTATCAACAAAAAGTACATCGGTCTATACGTAAAACTTTTATACAATTATTAACAAAGTTCTGTCGCTCCACGGAGAGGAAACTCAGGACATCTCAGCTTAAGGTGGGAGATATAAGGATTACAACTTATAATGGTCAGTTATAAGTCCACATCCTTATACCATAATTACCACCGAGGATGCAACCCAAAATAGTCCATGACGGTGAGCTGGTCGGACAAGGTGGGGGCCAAAAGATTAATGACAGATTAAATACAGAATCCTGGTTATACTTTGTTGATTGAATGCCCCCTTAGGCTAATGGATAAACCACTTCACTACGGATGAAGTTTTGGGAGTTCGAATCTCTCAGGGGGTACTGAAAAAAAGATTTGGATATTTATAAAATCTTTCTTATCTTTGTACTATCAAATGGCCCGGTCGTCTATCGGTCAGGACACGTCCCTTTCACGGATGAAAGCGGGGTTCGATTCCCCGTCGGGCTACAAAATAGCGGGGTAGAGCAGTGGTAGCTTACGAGGCTCATAACCTCGGGGTCGGAGGTTCGAATCCTCCCCCCGCAACAAAGTAGACCTTAAAAAGGGCCCTTCCGTCTCTGCGTGAGCGGCTTGCTGGGCCCGGGTCTACCTCTTTTTAAGCGAAAGTAGCTCAGTTGGTAGAGCATGACCTTGCCAAGGTCAGGGTCGCCGGTTCGAATCCGGTCTTTCGCTCGAATAGTTGAGTAGCTCAGTGGTAGAGCAATCCCATTTATGGGATGTGACGCGATAGGTTCGATTCCTGCCTCAACTACAAACCTATTTCATAATGTCAAACTTGTGTGAAAATATTATCCACTATGATAATTTTCGAGTCATACCAAATGTAATTAATGAACAAGAAGTTCAAGAACTATTAAAATATTGGAATGGTATAACAATAGGTGTTTCGGTAAATATTAATAATTGGGATGTACACTCAACCACAAAAACAAAGATACAAGCATCCAACCGTAATGTAGAAATTATTGGTATTCCGAATAACAAATTTGTTTTTTTAACTGAAAAACTTATTGAATGTTTTTCGTGTTTTATTGAAGACCCATCTTTAGAATCTCCACACTATTTCACTTATTATCCTGTTGGGGGTAAACACACCAGACACAGAGATTCGAGTTCTGAATTCAATCGGGACTTGGTTCTGACACTTTTTTTGAATGATGATTTCCAAGGAGGAGAATTGATAATCAATGGAGAAACTGCCCCTGTCAAAAAATATTCTGCAATTATTTACGATGGAAATTTGTTTCATGAGGTAAAAAGTGTTACCTTTGGTGAAAGATTTGTAATAACTGAATGTGCTGGTAAAAAATTGAAATAATGAAAGCAATCTTAGAATTTAACCTACCTGAAGACGACCACGAATTCCAAATGGCAACTGGTGGTTCTAAATTCCATTCCGTTCTTTGGGATATGGACCAATATCTTCGAGGTAAAATTAAATACGCTCCTGATAATATGAGTGATGAAGAACTCAATGCTTTGGAACAATGTCGTAGTCAGCTCCACGAGTTTATGGCAAGTTATAATGTTTCATTTGACTAAGGAGATATCTATAGTATAATTGAAACACATAGGGATGTAGCGCAGATGGTAGCGCACCTGGTTTGGGACCAGGGGGTCGCAGGTTCGAGCCCTGTCATCCCTACAAAATTTTTATAAAAAATGAAATTTGTAATTTTCAAAGAAGCGTTTATCAATAATTCCAAAATGACCATTTTGGTCAATGATGATGAAGGAGTGCCTATGGAGTTTGAATCTTTGGAAACCGCTGAAAAAATTGCAAAACTTTTTGAAACAAATTCTCACATCGGTAGTAAGTATACCGTCAAACAAATATCATGAAAACTTGGTTGAAAGACAACGGTCCCGCTTTTTTGATTTTTTTAGGAATCATATGTTTATCTCTTTTGTTAATTTCCCTATCATCTTGTGACAGACCTACGAAAGATAATGGTGTAATAGTCCAATGTGTTGTTGATAGTAGCTGGACGATTGGACCTGATGAAAACAATGTGAAATTCATCCGAACTCAGTGTGGACAAACTGTAATGATGGATGGTATGGGAAACTATAAAATTGGTGATACTCTTATCTATGTCTACAAAGGAAATTGATTTCAGTAAACAAAAATACAATAAGTTTGTTGGCGTTTCCCCCGAGGGAATGGTTTTGGTACCTTATGAGGTCTTGGAAATGTTGAAAGACTTTGATGTTTGGAAAGAATTCAAATATGCTGATAAAGATTGGATTGTTGAAAAATCTGCAGAAATTTTTTCAACAAGAGAACAAGTTTAGTTTGAAATTAATATTATTTGATATATATTTGTACAGTTATTGCCTCCATAGCTCAGCTGGTAGAGCCACTGATTTGTAATCAGTAGGTCGTTGGTTCGAATCCGACTGGAGGCTCAGAATTTTCTAAATTTAATTAAATGAGTAAACTCAATTTGCAAAATCTTCCGTTGGATGACGAAGACAAAGGTCCGAAACCTCGTCAAGTTAAAAAACAAACGAAGGCACCAAAATTGACCGATAAAACAAAGAAGGGTAAAAATAAGTAATCATGGATTCCTTTGAAGATATTCACAACCAAATTATTGCCAAGGGCAATACAAGCGAATTGGTTGATATCTTACAAGATTTACCCAATTCCAAAGAACGAATATCAAAACCTGAGTTGTTTGTATGTCCATGGGATAATCAACATGGTGACACAACTTACTTCCGTTAATCTTTATAGACGGATAGCTCAGGGGTGAGAGCAGGATGCTTATACCATCAAGGTCGTGGGTTCGATTCCCATTCCGTCTACCAATATGTAATTTTGTAATTTAACAAACTTTTTGTATCTTTGTCTAATGGAACATAAAAAACTTTCTTTTTGGGGAAAACTTCGGTTGTTTTGGCAATTCGAATATCGTTACTATCCACAGAACTTTGTGCGTGGTATCAAAAACCTAATCAAATGGGGTCCAGTAATTTGGAAGGACCGTGATTGGGATGATACATTTTTGTTCGAGATAATCAAGTTCAAACTATCTAATATGTCCGAGTCCCACGGTAAAACTATGCCATACGTGGGTTACGAACGTAACGTGGAAATCATGAACACAATTGTCAGACTTATTGAAAAGTTTCAGTCAGAACATTATCTCCACGAGTATTTTTCCTACGTTGATGATGAATATACATTCGTAAAGATTGAAGGAAGTGATGACTATGAGATGAAAATCAAAAATCTTCGTGACGATTTGGACGAGTATTTTACCAAATACCCCTTGTTGAAAAATAGAGCAACAAAACATAAGATTTACCAAAGTAACCCAAGTTCAGTACGTTTGGCAATGGCAATGGGATTTGTGCAGCACGAACGGGCAAAAGGCCTTATCTTTGAACTTCTAAATCGTCACGTTGACAAGTGGTGGGAATAAACAAATAAGGGCCTATGGCGCAACGGTTAGCGCAGCGGACTCATAATCCGTTGGTTGTAGGTTCAAATCCTACTGGGCCCACAAATTTTTAATTTATAAAATGAAACCTGTTATCTATCGTCCAAAATCAGACCGTGTGTTTGGTGGTGTGTGTAGTGGTTTGGCATACCACTATAACATTAATCCTCTAATATTCAGGGTAATCTTCTTCGGCTTGATTTTCACACCACTGCCAATTATATTAATTTACCTCTTATTTTGGATGTTCATTCCTTCAGGAGAGTAAAATTTGCGGAAGTAGCTCAGTTGGTAGAGCTATAGCCTTCCAAGCTATAGGTCGCGGGTTCGAGTCCCGTCTTCCGCTCAAAATGATGAAGAGACTATCTATATATCGTCACTTGGCGAAAACTGTTTCTTATAGGGTTTTAGGTACAATAACAACAATTTCAGTTGCATATTTTTTTGGTGCAAGTGTAGAATTAGCTTCCATGTTAGGTTTGGGTGAATTGTTATTCAAACCAATTTTGTATTTTATTCACGAAAGAATATGGTACAAAATACCTTTTGGTATAAAAAATGAAACAAAAGACTGATAAAGCTTAGTCTTTTTGTATTTATTAAAGTATTATGGATTGGATTTCCCTTATTCAGACTGTCATTACCGCGATTACATCTGTAATCATTGCACTAATTGGTGCTGGGTATTTCAAAAAAATGCAGGATAAAAAGGATGAGAAAAAAAGTCGCGAAAAATTGGTAGAACAAATCCAAAAAGATGAAGTAATTCACTTCACTCTCAGAGAAATAAGAAGAAGATTTAATTCAGATAGAATTTACGTAATTCAATTTCACAACGGAGGATATTTTTACAGTAAAAATCCAATGCAGAAAGCTTCGGTGACATATGAAAGAAATTCAGACGGATTAGAAAGAGTTGGAGATAAATTTCAAAATATTTTAGTTTCAAATTACACTTGGTATCTGGGTCAAATGATGGTGGGTAAAATGTTTTATACAAATTTGGATGACCAAATGGAAGATTTACCAACTATGAGTTTGTTAAAAAATTATGGTAATTATGCTCATACAGCTGTACCAATTTATGATGATGCTAAAAATCTGATAGCAACTTTAGCACTTAGTTGGGTTTTTTCCCCAATCCCGAGTACAATTATAAAAAACGATAACTTTTCAGATGAATTCAAAGAAGAGTTATATAATGATGCGAACTCATTAAGAAACTATTTGGTATGATTGATTTTTGGGATATAGATTTCGATGATGAAACAATAGTCGAAGAAAATTTTATTGAAGGTTTATTGAAACTCGGTTTTGTCAAAAGAAATCCAAACATTTACACAAAAGAAATTGTGAACTTACATGGAGATTTAGTTGAAGATGGTGTTTTTATTGACCTTGAAAGTTCGATTTTGATTTTTACTCCTGAGCCAAAAAATCATGTTAAAATAAAAATTGGAGACAGGGACATTAACAGGGTTGATAAATTTATCCGAAACAATGTTATTTGATATTTATTATTTATGAATATATCATACCCACTACAAGGAAAGAGTTTTGAAAAGACCTCTGACTTCGGTCCGAGATGGGGTCGACAACACAAAGGTATTGATTTGGCTGCCGACCCTGGCACAAGAGTAGTTGCCGTTGCAGATGGAGAAATTGTCAAAGCCGGTAACTTCAATGATGGTTTTGGTGGTCAAGTTCTTATAAAACACGTTACCGAAGATGGTAAAGTTTTTTATACAAGATATGCTCACCTAAATAAGTGGTATGCTCGCGAAAATGAAAAAATTACCAAAGGCGAAAAAATTGGTGAATCTGGAGGTGAAAAAGGTCATCCCAATGCGGGACGTAGTGAAGGGCCACATCTGCATTTTGAAGTCTTAGATGGTGGATTAGTTGCAAAGGACCCTGAACCATATCTTAAAGGTGCTGCTATTGGAGCTTTGGCTACAGCGGCAGTATTAACAAAAGATGGTGGAGAGAGTAAGAGTGGGAATAAAGAAACAACCTATACACCTGGAAAATATGGTGAATTACAAAAGGACGGTAATAACTTGGTGGATAAAATTATGAAAACTGCGTTGAAAGTTATCACACCAGCCGCCGCTGTCACATCTTTGAAAGGGTTATCTGAACCAAAGGAGGAGGATAAAAAATTAAATGAAGAAATTTCTCGTATAAAACAATTATTATAACGATATATTTATAGACATGGATGACATTAAAAGATTACTCAGAGAGAGTTTAGTACAACACCTCAAGGAAGCCGAGGGTAAGAAAAAAGAAGACGTTATGGTACCTCAGGGATGTTTTGGTGGGCCTAAACATGGTTTGGGTGCGTTAGTAAACATCGTAGAATTACTCATGAGAGAGAAAGATAGTGAGGGTACAAAAGCCGTTGATGATTTGAAACAATTTTTGAAAGGAACATCTAAGGTTGACCCAAAAGTTGTTGTTCAGATTTTAAGGAAACACAACAAACCACAATTTATAAGTTTTACAGGATGTTTGTAAAATAAAAAACCCCTCCCAAAAGAGGGGTTCTTTTTTTGGTGGAGGTGGCGGGAATCGACACAAGTTGGACTATATCATCATCTTTTTCAAGATGTCGGACGCTAATGTGGTATTACGGTAGAAGCGTCTACCACCCACTAGTCTCTGCACCTTCCTGTTCCTACCAGGCTTGGCTCAGGATTATCCCGAAGGACTTCCCCTGAATTCATCCGATTTTCGACATATCTCACGATATGAAGGGGCTCGATTCTTAACCCGCGTCTTGCTCAGTTTACCCATAAAGGACTACATGCTTAGGTCAGGGTTTTTCACACCCTCCGAACTATTTGGTTTCTATTTTGCCATCGTCACCAACAACTGTGGGGTGTTCACTCAAATCGGTAGAACACCAAACGTTACCTCCATTCCTTTTTGGGTAGAAACCACACCGTAGGGACTTCTGTTTCCAGGTTATATGTCCATCGACCCATTGTCACTATAGCCTTAGGCTACAGTAACTTCCTCAGCTTGGATAAGACCCAAAGCCTCGAGAGTTGCGAAAGTTTCGCCGTTTGATTGTTGCATCCATAGATTAAGGTGATAGGAAACATCTCACCGCATGCCCCGTATGACTAACTCTGCCAATCAATACCGGTCACCCCCATAATTCAAAGAACACTACAAAGATAAATACTTTTTTTTGTTTGACAAACTATTTATCAATAAAAAATATTGATGAAACGAGTTATAAAATTAACTGAGTCCGATTTAGAAAGAATTGTAAAAAAGGTAATCAGAGAACAAGTACAAACTCAAAGTAAGAGTTTTAGTGTTGGAAATTCATTCCCAAGCGCTCAATTCAAGATACAAAACTCTAAGTATATTGACGATGCCATCGAGCAAATAAGGTCTATAATATCTAAGTACCCTAACAATACTAACTTCAGTGTTGGTGTGGATGCTGGAGAATCGCGAGTACCCAATCCTAAAGGATTCGAGCAAGGGGAATTGGCCAAGGCAAGAGCTAATGAAGTTTTGAATTACGTTAAATCTAAAATTTCCGATTTAGAAAATGTCAATCTGTCTGAACCAAAACTTAGTATTGGTAAAACACCATGGGACCCCAAAAAGGGTAAGGACGCTGAGGAATATACTAAAGAACAATTTGTGAACTTGGTTTTGAATATTGTGGGTGAGAGAACCTTGGACCCAATTAGAAAACCTTGGTATGGTATCGATGCAAGTGGTAGAAATGTTTTTATTGGATTCCAAGACGGGTCAATTTATAAACTCAGTAAAAGTGACAAAAACCAACTTCAGTTTTATGCTCAAATCGGTAAGTCGACACCATTTGACCAATGGCAAAAAAACAGACGTGAATTGGACACATTATGTCAGAAGTACCCAAAAAGATGTACACAAATGAAATATAATTTCGGGACTGCAACCGAAATAAACAATGACGAAGTGGTAAAGGAAATTATTCAGAAAATGCAAAATGAGAAACTTCCACAAATACAATCGGCAATGAACTAATTTGATAAGGTACAGACCACGAAAACTTTACCTTTTGTTTTTTCCGTATCAACTCTACTTGGTAAGAATGATACGGAAATTTTTTTGTGATAAGGGTCCATAAGGTTTTGCCAATGAGACTTAGTGCTATTTTTGAAATTGAGATAAGCGTCGAATCCCACATCGGTGTCCATATAACACCACATAACACCAGTAACTACGTCTACGTGGTAGTATGACATGGTAACCGTATTTGGATGATGAACTAAATTTTTTTGTTGTAAAACTCGACAATGAATATCAGACACATCTGATTCGATTTGTTTTGAGTGTGTTAAAGGTTGTAACCCTTTAGCAATTCTTTCAGAATTAATAAATTCAATAAAAATCTTTTCTTGATTGTCCAAAGAATCTTGAATGTTTTTTTTATAGTCCCAATCACAGGGAATCTTGTATTCAACTCCGTGATTGAATACCGAACCACATTGTCCATACACCAAATTTGTGATGACCAATGATGAAATAAAGATTAGTCGGTTCATAATTCAAATGTAATTACTTTTTTTGACATGACAAAACCACTACAAACATAAATTGGGTTTTTCCAAGTATTTATTTAAGGTATGAACAAAATATTTCTTGTTGAGGGTAAGAAGGAGGATGCGTATAAAAGACTCTTTCAAAAATTTCCTGACTACGACAATACCATTGAACGTATATTAGATTCCGACCCAACCGGCTCAAGATTCATTACGTGGATTGAAAAATCCCTTGAGGAAAAACTCACAGAACTCCAAGAAAAATCTCTTAGTCAAAGAGAGAAAATCGAACAGACACAGTATTTAATCCAACTATTTGAGGAGGTTGTTGGCATATTCTCGAATAATGTTAATAGGATTACCCCAAAAATTTTGGAAAAATTAAAAGTTGGTCAGACTTGGAATGACGATAAGATGAGTGAAGAGGATTTGCAAAGAATTCTAAAATCTCCAAAAGATATTTTTTCTTATAATCTTGACCAACTTTTTGTATTGACAACGATATTAAAAAAAAATCTGTCAGAAAAATCAAAACAAAAAACCGCAAAAAAAGAATCGGATGTCATCTATGATGATGGTAGATATTTGGTAATCCGTCCAAACTCCCATAAGGCATCTTGTTATTATGGGGCAAACACCAAATGGTGTACCACAGCCGAAAATGACCGATACTTTCAAGATTATAAATCTCGTGGTTCGTTATATTATTTTATAGATAGAAGAAATGCTAAAGAAAAAATGGCCGTTTTCATCCCAATAAGTGGTACAGTTGAAATTTACAATACCGAAGACAAAAGAAGTACCTTGGAATATTTGATAAATCTTTATCCTTTTGCAACAGATATTATCAATGAGGCACGAAAGGGTACCGGGTTGATGGAGTTGATAAAAAAAATTAAAAATGGTGAGGTATCGTTGGGTCAACTTTACTCATTCGATGAAATGATTCGTTCAGCTTCACGAGATTCTGATGGTAACATCATTTTGAACATTTCTTTTGATGATAAAGGTTTTTGGGATTTATTTACTGAAATGGATGATTGGGAACGTGTGGCATATTCATCAGTTGGAAGTCATTATCCTATGGAACATTATGACTCTTATGTGGGTGAAGAAGATTGGAACGAGGGTTATCTGTTCGACTATTTTAATGAAACTCAGAAGGTAAGGTTACAAGAATACTTGTCCGTTTTATTCTCAGGAAAATTACCAAATGAATGCCTTGAAACACCACTTCAGGGGGGTTGCCGACAAAAAGTTGCATCAGAATTGCAAACTTTTTTTCCTGACGAAGTTGAAGAAATTCAAAATTATTATGTTTCTGACAAAAATTCGGATGTGGAAGAAGGTCTCAGTGACTACCTTAAAAAAGAATATTCCAACATTTTTGAAGAAAATGGTTTGAATTTGATTATGGACAAACCTTTTTGGAAATACGATATCAAACTTGATGATTTAGAAAACTATTTGGAAAAAAATAGTGGAGGACTGCATCAAAACTTATTTGATTTGTTGAGTGACTTTGTAAACAACAAAACGGGTGGAATTGAAGATTTCTCGCAGTTACAATATCAAGTTTCCGGTTCTGGTGATTATGACTATACAGAATCTGCCATTGAAAAATTATTGGACAAAATGGAGGAAGTCATTGACGATGGTTCTTTTGAGATAGAAAAAATTGCCGAAGCTCAGAATTTTATAAAGAAAATTGGTGGTTTCAATCAACGATTAGTTCTTCCTTCAGATGAAAACTATATCTTCATGGTAGATAGGATTGATACTGGAACGGGTAAAATTTTGTTTACGGTAGGTAAAAAGAATGAATTCATAAAAAAAGGGTTCAGATTACCCTTGGAAGACTTCAAGAGTTTCCTTTATAACAAAAAACTTTTTGATATATAAAAAAGTTTTCATATCTTTGTTGAAAACTATTGTAAATTTCTTCATAGATGAATGAATTAGAATTCCTCAAGAACGTCCTTTCTGTCAGGACCGCAACATATCATGAAGAACTGATGGTTCAATACATTTGTGATTGGTTAAAAGAACAGAACATCCCGTATGTTGTTGACGAAATGATGAATGTATATGCAACAAAAACTTCCCAAGGTTATGAAAACAAACTATATCCTTGTATGGTGGCTCACACCGACACTGTCCATCGATTTTCGGATGAAATTATAGTCAAGGAAGAATTCCTTCCCAACGAAGAAAATCAAACCAAACTATCACTCAAAGGATACAATGCCGAAGGCAAACCTGTAGGTATTGGTGGTGACGACAAATGTGGTGTTTATGGTGCACTTGTTTCTTTGAGAGATTTGCCTCACGTAAAAGCAGCATTCTTTGTTTCCGAGGAAACTGGTTGTTGGGGTTCAAAAGAGGCAAGTCCCGAGTTCTTCTCGGATGTTGCTTACGCAATTCAATTGGATGCTCCAAGTAATTTTATGGTAACTGAAGTTTGTTCTGGTGTTCGTCTTTGGGAAAGGGATAGTGAATTTTTCCAAATATGTGATGAGGTTTTTGAGGAATTAATGCCGACTCGACAATACATGATTCACCCATATACGGACGTATCACAACTGAAAAAGAAATTTGATTTTTCTTGTATAAATTTTTCTTGTGGTTATTATTCTTATCATACACCTCATGAATATGTTGTGATTGAAGATTTACATAATTCAATTCGGGCAGCTCACGAGATGATAAATCGTCTTGGATACAAGAAACATTTTTATGAACATAAAGGAAACAATTGGAATCTACCCTGGGACACTCAGTGATGAATTTTGTGATAGGTTAATTGAAATCTTTCACGAAAAAAAAGATTTACAATACAAAGGTGAAATGGCTAGTGGTGTTGACCCCACTGTCAAAGACACAACAGATTTGAATTTGATGGCGGACCCTGACCTTGCAGATATTGTTGAGGAAATTTGTGACGCCGCAAATGAAAAAATTGATTTATACGTTAAGAGGTACAGAACAGATGAGTCTTTCAATACCCAAGAATATCTTTTCAATCAAGGAACTCATTATCCTGTGTGGCAATTACAGAGATATGAAAAGGGACAAGGTCATTATATGGCTTGGCATACTGAAGGAGAATACCACGAATTTTGTAGTAGAATTTTTGCGGTGATGTTCTACTTAAATGATGTTACCGAAGGAGGAGAAACCGAATTCATACATCAAGGGTTGAAATTACAACCTACCAAAGGAACTTTTGTTGTATGGCCAGCTCCATGGCCATATGTACATCGTGGAAATGTCCCAATCTCAAATGACAAATATATTCTTACTACTTGGTTAGTCAGAAATGATGAATAAAAAAAGGGGTCTTTCGACCCCTTTCCTATTTTACCGTCACTTTATCTTCGACTACGGTTATTTTGTAGTTTTTGTCTTCCACAACATCCCCATTTAGAACAAGTTCTGAAATAAGGTCTTCTACTTCATCTTGAATTGCTCGTTTGATTGGGCGAGCACCATAGACATCATCAAAACCAACTTTGGAGATATGATTAACCAACTTTTCATCAAATGTGAATTGTAGTTTCAATTCACCCAATCGTTTAATCAAATTTTGAAGTTCAATTGAAACAATCTTATTTACAGAGTCCTGGTCCAAGGAGTTGAAAATGATGGTGTCATCAATACGGTTTAGGAATTCAGGAGAGAAATAATTCTTCATTTCTTTTTTCAGGATTTCTTTTTTCTGTTCTTCGTTAGAATAACTTGAACCGCCAAAACCGATACCTGTACCGAAATCTTGAAGTTTTTTAACTCCGATATTTGAGGTCATAATAATCAAAGTGTTTTTGAAATTGATTTTACGTCCCAAAGAATCCGTGAGGTGACCCTCGTCCAACATTTGTAGGAGAGTGTGGAAAATATCTTTATTTGCTTTTTCAACCTCATCAAACAAAATTACAGAATACGGTTTGTTTTTTACTTGTTCAGTGAGTTGACCACCTTCATTGTATCCAACGTATCCTGGAGGCGCTCCAATCAATCGAGATACTGTGTGTTTTTCTTGGTATTCACTCATGTCTACACGGATAAGTGCGTCTGAGCTACCAAAAACTTGTTTAGCTAATTGTTTAGCCAAGTGAGTTTTACCAACACCAGTCGAGCCCAAGAAGATGAATGAACCAATTGGTTTGTTGGGGTCTTTGATTCCGATACGATTACGACGCATTGCTCGTGCAATTTTCTTAACCGCTTCGTTCTGTCCCACAACATGCTTTTGAAGTTCTTGTTCCAAATTCTTGAGTGACTCTTTATCATCTGTCGACAACTTTGTAACAGGAATTTTTGTCATTGAGGAAACAACATTCAAAACCAATTCAGGTTCGATAATCTTTTTGTTTTTGATTTGGTCTTCTTCAAACTTACGTTTTTCTTTTTCCAAGCGTTCCAACAGTTTCTTTTCTTTGTCACGAATTTCTGCTGCTTGTTCGTAATCTTGTTTCTTTACAACATCTAATTTGTGTTGTTTGAGTTCCACAGCTTTTTGCTTCAATACCTCAATTGCTTCAGGCACCTTAACTTCGACTTGACTACGAGCACCTACCTCGTCAAGGATATCAAATGCTTTGTCAGGAAACTCTCGGTCAGTGATGTAACGGTCTGCCAAGTTTACACACATTTCCAAGATTTCATCAGAATAAGAAACTTTGTGAAAATCTTCGTAACGGTCTTTTGAATTCTTGAGAATCAAAAGGGTTTCTTCTTTTGATGGTGAGTCTACCACAACCTTTTGGAAACGACGCTCCAAGGCTCCATCTTTTTCAAAATTAGTTCGGTATTCATCCAAAGTGGTTGCACCGATACATTGAATTTCCCCACGAGCCAAGGCGGGTTTGAAAATGTTGGATGCGTCCATTGAACCTGATGCGTTACCGGCACCAACCAAAGTATGAATTTCATCGATGAAAATGATAATATCAGGATTTTCGGTAAGTTCCTCGATGATTACCCGCATACGTTCTTCAAACTGTCCACGGTATTTTGTACCAGCCACAATTGAGGTGAGGTCCAACAGGACTATTTTTTTATCTCGAAGATTTTTGGGACATTCACCCAAGAAAATTTTCATGGCTAGTCCTTCTACGATGGCGGTCTTACCACTACCAGGTTCACCAATAAGGATTGGATTATTTTTTTTACGACGTGAAAGAATTTGGGCAATTCGATTAATTTCCATTTCACGACCAATTACAGGGTCCAATTTACCCTCAGAAGCCAATTTGATTAGGTCTCGGCTAAAGTTATCCAAGACGGGAGTTCTACCACCTTTATTTTTCGATTTGATGTTTCCCTCGTTGTCATCCATAGATTCAATCATGATATTAAGTTTTTAGTTACTACAAATATACAATTATTTTTCCAAACTACAACAAAGACAATTTGTCAGGTGTTAATTTTATGATATTGACAAATTGTCAGGTATTTGTTTATATTTTGGACTGGCACATTATTTACTATTATTGAGTCAAATATAAAAAATAAAAATTAAAATAAGAAATATTATGTTTGGAAGACGAGATTCATTTGACGATTTGTTCAACGAACTAAATAAATTTTTCGGAGATAATTCTAGCCCTTTCGGTGGAAGGTTTGGTATTCATGGAAAAAATAACGTAG